CTCCTTACCTCCCCCACCACCACCTATTTTATATAGGTGGGGGTGGTGGTGGTGGGGACGTTTTTTCATGGCGGAAAATTGATCGATTTTACCCCACCTCCCCACCCACGGCGGACAGGTGGGGTAAAACTGCCAAATATTTTCCCGTAATTAAATACCCTATTTAATGGGGGAGAAATGATGACGCAAAAAAAGCCTTCAACTGATGAAAAAGTCGATATCAGGTCAAGAACCTGGTCGAAGGCCGATTGGAGCCGTGTTCAGTCCACACTTGACGGGGTCGACGCGCTGGCAAATGAAATGGAACACAAGTGGGGGGTGGGGCGTCTGAGGTTGTTGGTTGATGATGATCTGCGCGCCAGGTTCGACGAACAGGCGCGGTTGTGGAACCTGTCGCTATGGGAAGGCGCTAGCCCGAGCCTTGACGGAAATAGACCCACAGCCGCTGAAGCCATCCACCATGGACAGGCGATGAGGCGTGGCTGGGTTGCTCTCGACAAGTGGGCTACGACTAATAGTTGCAGGCCATTAGTACCGGCGGTGTGGGAGGTGGGTTTAGCTGACGGTACCGTGGCGGCTATTACCAGAACAAACGCGGAAGCGGCGGCAGCAACGCGCGAAAATAGGGCAATGCGCGTCTATACGCTGGATGAAATAGGCCGACTTCTTTCATCGATTCCCAGCATTGCCAAGGTCAAGAAGCATTTCCCTGGCGCCGAGGTGACCGCGGTCAGGCCGGAATTGCCTGAATTGCCGCCGGATGGTGATGAATTTCCTGACATTTTCGCTGCATGACTGACGCTGACGAACTAAAGCCAACCAAATACCGGCAGCGTCACAAGCCAGTTGATGTGCCGGGGCCAGCTATTGTCAGGGTTGACAAGCAAATCAAGGATGTTGATGGCAATATTGCGGCGCCATTCGTGGTGCGTGATGCAGTGGCAATCTTGGAGCGGGCTGGCAAGCTAGACCAACCGGCTGCCGATGCAGCGCGAAAGTTCGGCGAAGACTTCGCTACGGCGGCTTTATCGGGGTATCAGACGGTTGACCTGGCCCGGCCTATAGGAGGTGGCGGACAAGGCACTGGCGGGCCTACAGAGGCCGTTTATGGGGCCAGGGAGAGGGTCTGGAGGGCATTGCAGGCGCTCGGTGGCATCGGTGCGCCCGGAGCATCTATCTGCTGGGACGTTCTGGGCATGGGGTTATCAATCAAGGAACATTCTGAACGTACGATTTTCGGATCACGGTCTTTAGATCCGCGTACTGCGACGGGGATCTTGGTCGGAGCGGCGCATACGCTGTCGGTACACTACGGGTTTTAATAGGGAAAAGATCCATTCCTTTATAGGGAAATTCACTACTCCTCCAATAAGAGGTGTTTTTCCCGCAAATCGTCGGAAAATAGAGCTATTTCACCGCAAAATGTCGAAAAATAGAGGTTAGTGTCGTTTTCCTATAAGAACCTCGAGGTTGGGGACGTTTTCCTATAAGAACCCGGCAGTCGGCTCTAAACGACGCACACGTTATGCGTGTATTACGAAGGTTGACGACTACCATTTTAATCGGTTAGGTTTGCCACAATTCTTTTTCTACGCCCAGCAACCGCTGGGCGTTTTGCGTTTCGGGGGACAGGAGTCAAGTATGGCCGGAACGGGTAATCAAAAGTTGACGCCGAAGCAAGATGACTTCTGCCATAAGTTCTTGGAGCTGAAGAGCGCAAGCGCTGCATACAGAGCGGCATACGACGCCGAGAAAAGCCGACCAGAGACAGTCCATAGGAATGCGACGACTTTGTTGAACAACACCAAGGTTGCAACACGACTGGATGAGCTAAGGGCTAAGGCTGACCAGTACACGGAAATCACGCTGGAAGAGGTGTCTGGAGCGCTGAGAACTGCGCTTGAGATGGCGCTGGAAACTGGTCAGGTCAGTGCCGCCACGGCGGCTGCAATGGGCCTGGGCAAGCTGGGCGGCCTGGTCACCGACCGGCAGCGGATCGAAACCGTCGACGAAGGCCAAGCGCACCTGGAAGCATTGCAAGAAATGGCAGAAAACCGCGAAAAACTCAATGAAGGGCTGAAGGTAGTCAATGGTGGCAGGCAGTGACATAATACTGACGATATTGTGTCACCCCTTGTTTTCAATGACTTACGGGCAATTCGGGCGGCCAGGGTAAATCCCGGCGGGTTTTCGGCCTTGAAAACCGCCATTTTCGATGACCCCCCCCTTAGAGCGACGGGCCGGGGCGGTTGTGATTTGGATACCCCCCACCCATGTCTGACATCATATTTTTGACTCCTCCGAAAAAAAATCCAGATTTATCTACCGGGGTCTGCGATTGCGGTAACGACACCTTCCACACGCTATTCGGCGAGGAAGACCCAGAGACCGAGCTATGTCACCTGATCGCGCTGCAATGCAGTGATTGCGGCCAGGAATTGCGTGCAAACGAACACAGATATGACGCCTAAATTGAAAGCCAAGGCCACCACGGCCTATAAAACCTTCCTTGACCAGTACAGGTCCGACCCGGTCGCCTTTGCCCAGGATTGCCTACAGTTAGACCCCCTGGAGTGGCAGGCCAGCGTCATGGTCGCGGTTGCTGCCAGGGAGCGCCGTCTGACCGTGAGATCCGGCCATGGTGTCGGCAAGTCAACCTGCGCGGCAGGCTTGATGCTCTGGTATTTGTTAACCAAGTACCCCTGCAAGGTCACGGTGACGGCACCCACGGCCAGCCAGCTATACGATGCACTATTTGCCGAGGTTAAGAGCCTGATGAAGCGGCTACCGCCGCCGGTCGGCAAATTGATCGAGGCAACCAGCGACAGAGTGGTCTTGAAAGCAGCGCCGTCCGAGGCGTTTATCACCGCCCGCACGTCATCGAAGGAGCGGCCCGAGAGCCTCGCTGGCGTCCATAGTACAAATGTTCTTTTGGTAGCTGACGAAGCCTCTGGCATACCTGAAGAGGTTTACGAGAGTGCCGCTGGCAGCATGTCCACTGCCGGTGCGACAACCCTGTTGCTTGGTAATCCGGTGCGCAACCGTGGTTTCTTTCACAGAACCCACAACGAGCTGGCCGATAGCTGGCGAACATGGCACGTCAGCAGCGTCGATAACCCGCTGGTCTCGCCGGACTTCATATCGGACATGGCCGCCAGATACGGCGAGGAGAGCAACGCCTTCAGGGTTCGCGTACTGGGCGAGTTCGCCCTGGACGACGGCGAGAGCCTGATCCAGCCATCGCTGATCGAGGCCGCCATCGCCCGTGACGTCGAGGGAGTGCAGACAGCCCCCCTGGTCTATGGGGTCGATGTCGCAAGGCATGGCACAGACAAATCAGCTCTGGTCAAGCGCCGGGGCAATTCGGTCGTCGGTGTTCAGACCTGGCGGCAACTGGATCTGATGCAACTGGTCGGCGCCGTCGCCCATGAGATCGAACAGGAGGAGGACACCGTTGAAGAAATTCTTGTCGATGCCATTGGATTGGGCGCAGGGGTTGCTGATCGCCTGCAGGAACTCGGTCACCCGGTTATTTCGGTCAACGTGGCAGAGAGTTCTGCAATGCATCCCACGGCTATGCGTCTGCGGGACGAATTGTGGCTGCGGGCGAAAGAGTGGCTAGAATTGAAAGATTGCGTTTTGCCGGACAACGAGATGCTGGCAAAGGAACTGGTAGCACCGCGCTACACATTCACGAGTTCTGGAAAACTGAAAGTTGAAAGCAAAGAGGAAATGAAAAGGCGCGGACTACATTCTCCTGACGTTGCGGATGCCTTCTGCCTCACCTTCGGTGGTGTCGCGGGTACCGTTGCGCGTGGCGCAATGTCGCGCCGCTGGCAGCAACCCATCGACTACCCCTCCGGCGCCTGGATCGTCTGATGGCCGGTCTTCTCGACAACGCCCGTCCACTGGATAAATGGCGTAGTCTGTTAGCGCCAGACCCTGGATGGCAGTACAGCGGCATGGTGCCGATGAAGTCTCGCACCCCGCGAGATCCAATTTACGGTGCCCCGCAGATCATGCAGACAGAGTTTAAGCCTGCGATCCCTGGCATGGCGAGGGAAATGCTGGGAAGTCTGTTTAATACTCTTGAGGCCCCATATACAGGCGTGATGCCGACACCGGCGGATGTTTTCAACATAATGCCGATGACCTCAACACCGGGTCTGCTGGCCAAGATCCCAGCGGGTGCATTGGCGTCAGGTGCGGCCAGACGTGCGGCGGCTCCTGACGATCCGATGATTGTGCAGCACAACATTCACCCGAATGCCCTGGAACGGGCGGATCGCCTTGGCGGCATCCCGATGCCGTCCATGGCGGTGGCAAAGGCTGATAGCCCACTAACTGGGTTTGGAGAGATTACCCTAATTGGATCGCCAGATATGGCGAAGCCGTCAGCGAGAAACCCGGTTTGGAGCGCGGACGCCTATACCACTCGGATGCCGCACATTGATATTCAGCCAAACAAGGTTGCGGAAAAAATTATTGATAAGGATTACGGAGAAAACTTAGGCAAATTAAAATCCCACTATTACGGCCTCGGCGGAGCGGACGTGGCTCAGGATTTGCGTAAGGGGTTTCACGGTTCAAATATTACGATTGTCGCAAAATATCTGAATGATAAGGGTTTGATGCCAGACCCCGATGATTTTCAAGACATGCAACAATTTAGTCGGGCGATAAGGGTAATTAGAGATCGCTTTACCCCTAAAAATATCGACGAATTTAATACTTGGTCAGCCAATGAAGTCCGCCGGATAAAGGACGCAGGCGGCGAGTTTAATGAGCGGATATTTCGCGGGTTCACTAATCTCGGCAATCGCCGCTATGCACCAGCCACGCTAGAAAACATTGTACGCGAGATGCGCGGCAAGGGCGCTGGCGGGGAAGGGCTGCACAATACGTTCGGAAGCCTCCGCGCCAAGTTGAGACCGAAGTTCAAATCCCTCGCTGAACTGAAGCGCAAGCGGGGTCAGGTCACAAGCTACGGGAAGGCCAAGACATCTTTCGATGAAGCTGACCAGTTACTGGCGAACTATCGGGGCGCTGTCAGCGATGCTGCGACAGCCGTAAACCCCGATGTGTCGATGAATACAATCGATGAACTGGTCGAGGACATATTACTGAAGCGTGGCGATCACGAATATTCGAAGCAATATATGCCTGCCATTACCAAGCAGATCAGGGATCAGGCAGACGAATTGCGCGAAGTGTTCCGCGACATGCCGACAGAATATTTTGAGATCAAGCCGCAACGCGGTGTGCCGCTGTCGGAGTTCAGGGGCGCAATCGTTCCAAAGGAAACATCTGCCAGCACCCTCAAAATATTGAAGGATGCCGGTATCACCAAGATTTACAAATATGGGGATGAGGCGGAACGTCAGGCGTTGTTCAAGAAATTCCCTGAAGTGATGTTCTCTAACCCAGCCGCAGCCTCTGCCCCCGGTTTGTTAAGCACTCAGCAGCCCCAGCAGCGGATACCGCGCGGTCTATTGGACGCCGCAGCCTGATGGCTGGTCTGTTTGACGACCTATCGGCTGGCAAGTACCAGAAAGT